TTGATTGCTGCTTGCTCTGCGATGTAGCTAAAGCACACTGTCTTCCCGCCGCCGGTCGGCAGTACCGCTAGGACTGATTTATGCCCTAGCTGGTATTGCAAGCGGATGTCGGTGATCAGTTGTTGCTGGTACGGGCGGAAGTTCATTGGCATTGCACTCCCTTTCCTGCGTTGCAATCACGGCAAAGCACCTGCAAGTTGTCAGCATCATTGCCGCCGCCTTTGCTGACTGGTGTGATGTGGTCAATTTCAAGCGTTGCGCCATCTTTTGCCGTAACGCCGCACATTTGGCAGCGGTAACCGTCGCGCTTCAGGATTTCAAAGCGCAAGCTGGGTTTGATGGGTTTGCGTTTAATTGGCTCGGGTTCTGGCTTAGGTTCAGGGTCGGAAATGCCAATATTAAACCATTCGATATAAGTCGAACCTTTGTGCTGGAAAATTCCTAATTGAGGTTCGGCAAGACAGCATTCACAATCAAATTGAATTAAAATACCTCCTCTTCTTGGGCTTGGATTAAGACTCATATTGGATTCTTCGCAGTATCTGAATTGAAATGTGCCGTCGTTCCAGTCGCTAATCCCTCCTACCCATATAGATTTACCAGTTTTTGAGTCTTCAAATCTATCATTTATCAAAACTTCTCTGTGGTGCAACATTTCGTTTCCGCAAGAAGGGCATTGCAGGGAATTCCCGTAATCTCCAAAGATTGGCAAATCTGAAACGTGTGGTTTTTGCATGGCTTGGATGCAGGCACTGCCTTGACACCGTAGACTAACCGTATACACTTGTCAAGCCAACGGACGGATCCGATGCCGCTAGCCCGACCAATACCGCTGCGCCTTGCGCCAAACCAGCTGCAGTGGCTGGATTCTTGGCGTGGTGACACGCTTTCGCGTAGCGCTGCCATCCGGTTGCTACTGGAGCAAGCAATCCACTTGCACCGTGATGGTGTGCTGATGGCGCCGGAGTCCAAGTGAAAGAAATTGACTTTTCAGAAGCCCGTCGGTTTATTGCCCTACTCGGCAAACCGGCAGGCACCATTCGCCTGCGTGCTTTTCTGCATCGCCTACATCCCGATAAGCCCAACGACAAGGGCCGCAAAGGTGGCGCACGCAAGCCGCTGATCAAGCAATGGCAATCCGAAGGCCGCGGCGTTTACGTAGTAGTAAACGATGGTGGCGACACCAATGCAGAAATCACAGCCTGCCGTGCGTTTTTTGCCGAATGGGACGACCGCCCGCGCGAATGGCAGATGACCGCATGGCAAGAGCTAGGTCTACCCGAACCAACTTTTCAAATCAATACCGGCGGCAAGTCCATCCACAGCTATTGGGTGCTAGCGGATCCGATCACACCGTCCCATTGGGAGCTAGTGCAAGGCAGGTTGCTTGATTACTGCGATGCAGACCGCAGCATCAAAAACTCATCCCGCGTCATGCGGCTACCTGGCAGCTACTACGCAGAAGCTGATGGCAGCCTCGGTGAGATGTGCCGCATGGTCACCAGCGCGGGCCATCGCTACAGCGTCGCCGATATTGAAGCAGTGCTGCCCAATGAGCAGTATTACAAGCACGAGGAACCTGCTAGACGCCACAGCGAGCAAACTGATCGCGGTATTAATGAGATCCGTGAAGCCCTTGCCGCCATACCACCTCGCGTACCAGGGTCCGGCACCTATCACATCTATCGCAATATCTTCTGGGGCTTGATCCAAGCTTGCGGCAGCACTGAGCAAGCTATTGAGTTGATGCAGCAGCACAGCCCGCAATGGCAAGGGCTGCAGCAAATTGCCGCCTCTGGTGGTGATCGCATCGGTGCTGGGACCTTCTGGTATTGGGCGCGTCATCACGGTTGGCGGCCAGCAACGCCTATGCCGCGCTCTCGCCAGCAGCCAACTCAGCCTGCAGTCGATGGCGAAGCCGTCAACCTGCAGCTATACGACAAGTCCGGCACCGAATGGCTAGAGCTTGCCGTTGAGCATGTTTTTAAGCATCCCCGCGACCGTTGGATTTGCGTTGATGGCATATTGCATTGCTGGAATGGCACGCACTACCAAGCCAAGCCAGATGAAGAGATAGCGCCGCAGTTGGCCGCATTTCTTTCTTTACTGCATGTCAGAACCGAAAAGCAGCCGGAGCCTGTTTACCCATGGCGCCGTCCCAAATACGTGGATGAAGCACTGCAATGGATGCGGCGTCTGCTCAAGCCAGTTGATGTGAACCCAGCCAATGCCATTAACTGCCGCAATGGTGTCGTGTCATGGTCATGGTCTGGCCGCAAGCTTGATCTGACCTTTGCGCCGCATGATCCAGCTGTCGCTTTTACTTACGTCACCGCTTACGACTATGACCCTGAATCCAATGCCCAGCACCTATGGAGGCTGCTTGAAGCAGTAGAGCCCGGTGATCGTGACACGCTGCAGCGCATCCTTGGTAGCGGGTTAGACCTCATCAAATACCGCGCCACACGAGGCAGGCCACGTGCTGTATTGATGATCGGCGAGGGCAGTAACGGTAAAGATACGATCCGAACTGCATTGCGGGATACACTTGGCAGCCGTAATTTCACAAGCTGTACACTTGCTGACTTTCGGCAATATGACCAAGGCCGTAAGTTTCCAATCGCGCCATTGCGTGGTGCATCAGTGAACTGGTCAAGCGAGAACTCGCAGTTTGTCAGTATTGACAACCTGCAGTCATTGAAGGCTGCGATCAGCGGTGAGGAGTTGTCGTATGAGCTAAAAGGCGTACAGGAATCGCAGTTTGTTCCGTCGTCTTTGTTTGTGTTCAACCTCAACAAAGATCCATCACTTACTGGTGAGCAAGCTGCCATTGAAACTCGCTTTCACGTATTTAAATTTCGCAAGACTTTTATGGCGACACCTACTGAACCAAACCATCTGCAGGCAGATCCAAAGCTCAAGGACGATCCCGACTTCATCCAGCAGCAAATATGTCCAGCATTCCTGAATTGGCTGCTTGAAGGTATGGCACTGAGCGTTGCAGATGGCATTGATTACACAACTGGAAGCCAAGCAATGCAGGACGTGCGTAGAGCTAGCTGTCACCTATGGGACTTCTGCGACTCTATCGGCTTGACCTATGAAGAAGGCGCTCAGGTATCAACAAAACGGGTATGGGATGCACTGCAAGAGTGGTATCGAGAAGAGGGTTATTTGGACGACAAAGGTAGATGGTTGATGGACCCGCCAAGTGACCGCACGGTTAAGGCACCCAGGCTTCTGGTGCCGGCATTGCGGCAAATCTTTCCAAAACTTGCGTCCGACAGAAGCCCCGGCAAGACCCGCGAGCGTCTCATCTCTGGTCTCAAGCTGGACTTGTGGACATGATGTCGGACGCAACTTGCGTCCGTGTCGGACGCAAAGCGGACGCAAATTTCGGACGCAAGATCCCTGTCTCTATCTACCTTTTTCCTTGTTCGGACGCAAATAGGGGTAAATCAAGTCAGGTACAAAAACAAGAGGGGGGAATGTTACGGGGTGAACAAAACACACATATAGGGGGGGATAGGAGAAATCCCGATTTTGCGTCCTCCGTTGGTATGACTGGGTTTTTTGCGTCCGACTTGCGTCCGCTTGCGTCCGAACCCAGTCGTGGACTGGCTTTTTGCGTCCGACGTACTATTGGCAACATCAACACATCACCAATGCCCGAAATCAAGCTCAACGTGTCCGTCGACGACCTAGCGCGGTTGAACGCTGAAGCAACAGCGCATGGCATCCCACGTGCGCATCTCATCCGGCAGCGTGCGCTTGGTGGTGGTGGTGTTGCACGATTGACCACGGCGGCGTACCATGCGCTGGTGGCGGACGCCTGCGCTTTCATGCGTGGTGACCTAAGCCGCCGTCATGTTGAAACTCTCGTTGCATATGTCATCGCTCATTCACATCCCAGCCAAACAGCAGCCGGTGATCAACCGACTGCATGACGCCATGACCCAGGCAGTGGCATACGCCACAGCCATTGCCGACAACGCTATTGATGACGGCGTGCCGATACCGGCTGAATTTGTCGACAGCTTTGCCGCTGACTACCAAAGCATCATCACCAGCCTTTCCCGTGCCGCCGGACAATGAAACTCACCACCTGCCAAGCCGATCTCGATCACGCGCTGCGCACCATCGCGCCAGCCGTTGGTCACCGCAGCTCACACCCGATCCTTGATTGCTGCCTGATCCAAGCCGCTGGTGGTGCCATGACCATCACCGGCTTCAACCTTGACCTCGGCATCACCATCACCATCCCAGCCGCAGTCGAGACCGATGGCGCCGTTGCATTGCCATACAGGCTGCTAGCAGGGCTTGTAAGCCGCTTTGATGGTGATGAGGCCATAACCCTCGCAGATGGCGCTTTGACCGCCTCCGCGGGCTCCTACGGGCTTGCTGCGGCTGATGCGGCGGATTACCCCGCAATGCCGGTTGTGGACGCCACCAGCACTGAGCTGCACCTATCCGCCGGTATCCGCGCTTGCATGGCAGCCGCCAGCACCGACGCCAGCAAGCAGATGCTGCAAGGCATTCACCTAGGCAGTGGTCACATGGAAGCCACAGACGGTCATCGCCTCATGCGTTACGCACTAGACCTGCCCGCTGACCTAGACGTGGTACTACCAGCCAGCACCATGCGTCTGCTGCAGGATCGCGTTGCAAGCATCGCCGTCGCCAAAGGGCAAGCCGTGATCGACGCAGGTGATGGCATCACCATCTACAGCCGCATCATGGATGGCACCTACCCAGACGTAACCAAGCTGGTGCCGACTGAGTTCAAAAGCACCATCACCGTTGACCGGCGACGCCTTACGCGTGCTCTAGAGCGTGTTGCACTCATTGCTGATGCGCATAACTCCGTGGTAAAGCTCGAGGCAGTAGGTGGCACAATCGCCATCACCGCCGAAGCCGATGCCAACAACGGCAAGGAGCTGCTCAAGGTGGAAGGCACCGCCACTGGCACATGGGCGTTCAACGTCCACTACCTGCTAGATGGCATCAAGGCTTTCAAGCCAGCAGAAGCCGTCACCATCTCCGCTAATTCGGCAACCACACCTGTGGTATTGACACCTGCTGATACAGATGGTGTAACCTATCTCGTAATGCCTGTTCAGGTAAGAAGCTAGCATTTATGTATGGCCAGATCTAAGACCAAAGACAAAACTCACTACACTCATGAAGAGCTGTTGTGCATTTGGTCCGAGCTGGCCGAGATTATTGCTGCTGGCAATAACAAAATCTCCGTCCCAAAGCTCATCATTGAAAAATGGGGGGTGTGCCGCCCTACCGCTGATAAGTGGTACGACTGCGCCAAACAACTGCTGTATCAGACTTGGGATCAGTCAACCTTGGCTGAAATGAAAGCCAAGCGTTTGCAAACGCTTGAGATGACAATCGAACGCGGAATGCGGACTAACCAGTTGGGTTCAGTAATTGGCGCAGTCAGGCTGCAGGCTGAAATGCTTGGACTTGTTGGCAAGTGAGCTGCATTGAAGCCGAGCTGCTTACACGCTCGGCATTGCAATTAGATGAATCAAATGAGCTTGACCTAGAAGAGCGCCTTAATACCATCCGAGCTGACCTGCATCCTGGGCAGCTTGATTTTGTAGACGACACCGCAACGCAAATTATTGGCATCTCAGCTGGTTATGGCGCCGGCAAGACTCGTGCGTTATGCGCTAAGGCAGTGATGCTGGCCGCGGCCAATCAAGGTTTCATCGGCGCTGTGATGGAACCAACGGGTCCATTGATACGTGATATCTGGCAGAACGACTTTGAGCAGTTCTTGGAGGCATACGAAATCCCATACACATTCAGGGCATCACCGCTTCCTGAGTACATGCTGCACCTGCCAGGTGGTGACACCAAGATCCTGTGCCGTAGCTTTGAGAACTGGTCACGCATTATTGGCTTGAACCTTGCATGGGTACTTGCAGATGAGATCGACACCGTAACGCCAAGCATTGCAAACAAGGCATTTCCCAAGATCCTTGGCCGCTTGCGCTCCGGCAATGTTCGACAGTTTGGTGCTGCCAGTACACCAGAGGGTTTCCGCTGGATGTGGAACACCTTCGGCAGTGAGGATGCCAAAGGTCGTGCTGATCGCAAGCTGATCAAGATGCGTTCTGTTGATAACCCACATCTGCCGCCAGATTTCATCGAACGGCTCGAGGCAAACTATGATCCGCAATTACTGCGGGCTTATCTTGATGGCGAGTTCGTTAACCTTACTACCGGCCAGGTGTATGACCGCTTCGACCGGGCCAAGCACATCATTGCCGACCTGCCCGATACCAGCCGCGAACCGCTCAGGGTTGGCGTTGACTTCAACGTGGGCAACATGTCTGCCGTCATTGCCATCCGGCAAGGTAGCAGTCTGCTAGTGATAGATGAGATCAGCGGCGCACATGACACTGATGCATTGGCGCAAGAGATCCAAGCGCGTTATCCGCAACGGCGTATCTACATCTACCCAGACGCCAGCGGCGGCAACCGCAGCACCAATGCAAGCCAAACCGATATCCAGATCCTGGAGTCCTACGGCATGTCAAACCAGTCACCGCGGGCAAATCCTCCCGTTCGTGATCGCGTGGCTGCTGTTCAGGCTTTGCTGGAAAACGGCAAAGGCCAAGTGCGGCTCACCATCCACCAACGCTGCAAGCGACTGATCGAATGCTTAGAGCTGCAGTGCTACACCGATAAAGGCGATCCAGATAAAGACGCAGGCCATGACCACATGAATGATGCACTGGGCTACCTCGTCTGGCGTGAGTTCAATCCACTCCACGCTGGTGCTGGCCGCAGCACAGGTATTAGGCTATATTGATTGCGCAAACCATTTACCCTACTCATGCTCACGGGTGTTGAACTACTTGCCAAGGTCAAAGAACTTGGTGACTGCAGCAAGTCTGAATTGGTCCGCGCTTGCGGTTATGTGATCAAGGATCGCCTTGCCTTCACGCAGTTCTACGAAGCATTGCTTGAAGCAAAAGGCATTGAACTCGGCAGCAAGCCTGCCAGTAAAGGTCGTAAATTGACCTACAAGACCAAGGTGCAATTCAACGGCAAGCTATCCGTTGGTGATGGTTACGTCCGTGAGATGGGTTTTGAGCCCGGCACTGAGTTTGAAATCAAGCTTGGTCGTAATAGCATCACGCTGACCGCAGCTGCGTAAACTACCGTCATGACTGCGGCGCTGTAATGGTCTATTCCGGCTTCAATAACTACGACCGGCCTATTGCGCAGCGCCGCGTTACTCGCGTGCAGGATGCCAATACTGCATGGTATGCGCAAGAAGCTCATTGGATCTTGATTGAAGATCTGATGCAAGGCACCTACGGTATGCGCCGCAAGCATCGGCGTTACCTACCGCAAGAACCACGTGAGCTAGATGAGTCCTACGACAACCGTCTAGCACGT